AGAACGGATTCATAGGTACCTTACGCCAGATCCTGTTCCAAGTCGAAGAGAACCCGCGCGGTCGCCCGGCGTGGCCAGCGATCCATGGTTTCATCCCCCCGCCCGATCCTCCTCCGCCACCACCCGGTCTCCCACCGCCAGTTTTAAACTGGCGGGCCGCCCCAGTCCCACCTCCGTTACCGGGGGACGGGGCGCTGCCACCACAAGACCCGGTTCCTCCTCCACCTCAACCCCCACCGCCCCCCCCACCGCACCCAGTTCAGCGGCCGAACCGTCAACCCGACCGTCCCGCCTATGAATTCGAGTACGACACGTACCAGAACGACGCACCTAATGGTCGATCCCGTCGAACGATGCGCATCCCTTTTGATCTTTGGGAGAAGCTTCGTAACGAGGCCTTGACCGTTAAACAGACAGCAGACCGCGATACAGTTATTGAGGTCGAGCGGCGCGTCCGTTCCGTTTACTCTCGTACAGACGCTGTGGAACCTGATACCCACGAGATGACAGCCTTAGCTGAACACATCCTCCACCGTACGCGCACCGCCAAGACAGTTGCCGCCGAGAATTTTTCCCAGAGTCGCCGTAGACGTGAGCGATTCGAGAATCATTACAAGACGTCGCAATTTGAGTCATGGGGTGCCAAGGCGCATCGGTTCAAGGAGTGGTGGTTCAACTCTCAGGAACAGATAGGGTTCCGTCCCCGCGAAGCGGCCATTGGTGCCGTCTTTGAAGAGATCTGTTTCCTCGTCACCCTCGTCTTTGCCTGCACATACATTGAATACGAACCCCGGCACATCTACTTTGGCTTGCGCTTACTGTTTCTCATTGCCGAAGCTGGTCTCCGTACGACCGATAGATTCGCCGCAGCCCCGTTTTGGCTCGTGTCTTCAATTATGTACAAGCACTGGTATCTAGCGAGTGTCATGCATGTCATCTACGCTGCGCTCGCTGCGGTTTGGGAACCTGCGATACCAACGATGTCATTCTTCCGTTGGCTTGCTGCTATCTTCACGCGCCTCTTCGACCCTAGGACGTATGATGGTGTCTACCGCATAGGCCAGAGCATCCCTCGCTCCGCCGTGCGGCCCCGCATTGAACAGTCGTGTGTGCTCGAACACCCCAGTGTCTCGGGTTACGTTAATTCAGCGAAGGCTGGTGAACTCCCCTTAATCTCGGCTAAAGAGATCCTGAAGGAGTGTCACCACCACCGGATCAAACCCGGTGCCCGTTGTGAAGGCTTACGCTTGATGTACGTCACCCCATTGATGTGGGGCAGTTGCGCATGCAACCTGCTCAGTGCATTGCTCAAACGCGTCTACCCAACTCATTCTTCACCTGAGGAAAACCCCGGCCTCAAGGATGATGCTTGGTTGTGGACGCGTTGCCGTGAAACCTTCTGCACCGTTGTTAAACAGCACCTCCCCGCTTTCATGAATACCGTATCTTACCAAGCCTGGTTGCGTGACTATAAAGGTCACCCCACGCTCAAGAAGAAATTCCTTTCTGAGATCGATTTCGTAGGCGGGCCTGCTAGCACACCGTACATTGAAGCGCACGTCAAAAAGCAAATCGAGACGCCTCATTGTGCCTTCCTTCGTGACGAAGACAAAGACGTTGATAAGTTCCCCCGAGCCATCCTCGGTGAATCCTCGAACTTGTTGATGAACCTGTCCGTTTACACAAACCCTCTGTCCAAGTTCCTCAAGAGTGTCTTCAATTTTGAATCATGGCATGAAATGACGCATGGTCGCTTTTCCTTCACGTACGCTATGGGTTTTTCCCAGGCGGACCTGTCGCGATGGGCCACCCGAGTTGCGTCAACTCTCCCGGTCACCTGGGAGCAAGCTCTTTTCATCAACTATGACCACCAGACTTTCGAGGGGACGCAGGCTGAGAGTTACTGGTTCTTCTACCTCTATCCCGTTCTGATCTGGCTTTCCACCGCATTGGGCCTCGACACTAAGGATTTCCTCCAACACATCCTCCGTGAGCGAGCCGCCAACATCAGAACGCCTTGGGGCAAGTTCAAGGCTTTCGCCCGTAAAGGCGTACATATGATATATGACGTTGCTTCTCCACTCACGCGGTTCTTCCGTGACAACGTCCCGGCTTTGGCCGATGTCGTGTTGCGCGTCATTACGTTCATACGTGTTCACCTCTATGAACTCTATGAAAGGCTCATTCTCTATCTCGGCTCACAACACTCCGGTTCCGCCTACACCTCCCTAGGCAACACAGTGGGCGGCCACGTCATCCTCCTCTACCTTTATTTCCACTGGTTGGAGGTCTACCCCGAACGCATGGTCGATCTTATTTTCCACATGATCATGCTGGGTGACGACGCCACCTCGGTAGCCTTCGGCCGTTGGGCCAAGGAGTTCGTGGCCGAGTATCAACGCCTCACAGCGCTTTCCAATTTCAAGATGAAGTGCGTGCCCGTGACTTGGATAAACGCCGCCTTCTGCGGTCGCAATTTCGTGCCGTCTAACCAGCACGTCTATGCCGTTCTATCCCCTGAACGCTCTTTTCCGAAACTCTTCTGGTGCCGTGAACCCGGCACCGAGAGCTACGGGAAAGCGTGGGCTAGGGTCATCACTATAGCTGCTCTTCGCGAGTGGCCATCTGTGCCCTATTTCCACACTGGCCTTCAGCGTTACCTGCGCACGCTTCCCACCGCCCAACAGTCAAGCCGTGATCACGAACGCGCGCTCCGTGTGATAAACGCGGAACGTCGCGGGTTCATTCGCGACACAGAAGACAGTTTCCTCAACCTCAATAAGGACAACTGGTCTTGTCAGCCCCCGGAGTTCCCGAAGATCGACCCTGCTTCCGCTCGTGTCTTCTACTCTGAACGCTGGGGTTCCGTTGGTGCGGAGGATCTTGTAAATCGACGTATGGAATGGTCCAACGAAGGTGTTGTAGACGATGATATGCTGTACACCGTTTGCAACGCCTACGCGTCAGGTGTCCTCATGTGAGCACAATACAGCCCGCCCGCCTGTCACTTTGCGAGGGCAGTGCGCTGTTCAACCAACACACAGCAAAACTTCACCACACATACCCCACACACGTGGTCATTAATTCACCTTCATGCCTAAATCCAAGCGCAACCGTGCGTCTGCCAGCGCCATTGATCCCGCTGACCCACGCAACCTGAATGCTCTTAAGCGCTACATTGATTCAGCTCTGTCGGGCAAGGCTCCCCTTCCGCCGGCGTCTAAGAAGCCGGTTCCCCAACCTCGCCCTCCCGGTCCTCGCCCGTCCCCGGTGCCGATGCGCCCACTCAATCCAGCGGTCGGCGGCGGTGGCGGTTCGACGATCGGTGGGGGCCCGGCGCCTAGGGGTCAGCCCGGCTCGCAGACTGCTAAGGTGGGCCGCCTTGTCACATCAAACGGCAATGCAGTTCTGACCCACCACGTAGCGAATCAAATGCGCACGATCCTGAACCCCAAGCTCGCCCAGGGAATGGAGTTCCCTGACGGCATGGGGATTGATGGCAACATCGTTTCCAGCATGACCAGCGAAGAAGTACTGCTCACGACGACTCAAGGCGACGGCAAAGGTGTCATGATTGAACCTTGGCCGGCTGAGCTCATCAAACAGTCCACTTTCGGTGGTGCTGCTGGCACGTATGCAACACTGAACACTGCTCCCACTATCAAGGCGGACTCACTCTACGCTACGGCTATCAACGTCGCGTCGGTCCAGAGTGTCCGCTGCCTTGGTCTCATGGTGGAAGTCACCTCCGTCATGAGCACGAGCAGCGCCGCCCCCGATGTCAATGTTTGGATGGGGCGTCGACTCACTGCGGCGGCCCGCACTGGCAACGGTGTCGGCTTTCCCGCACATGAGACGATGCACTCCGTCCTGGGTCCGCCAACAAGCGGCGGTAACCCATCGCTGTCCGCCATCTGGGTCCCCACTGACCCTCACGACTACCATCCGTCCGTTAAGACGGCCACGGCAGCGAGCAATGACAACGACGGCAGCCCCCTCATCGATCGTCCCGTCATTCACCTCGAATTCCTCTCCAACGGCACGGCCACACGAGTGAAGCTAACAGTCTACGCGATCTGGTCCCTGCAGCTCGCGCAGACTCACCTGTATGCTGCCTCGCCTGTCCGTTCTCCCAATTCCAGTCTTGCGAAAGACGCCACGCTGAACATCTGCGCGTCCGTCGTCCGTGACGGTGCCTGGTACCATGATGATCCTGATTCCGGCACTGTCACTCGCTTCACTGAAGGCCTTGTTGAGGACATTATCCGAGGAGGCGCTCGCCTACTTTACAACCTTGCAGAGGGTGCCTGGCTAGATTTTACCTACTTCCTAGGCGCCCGGCCCCGCAGGGTTTAGAGGCCTTATGCATGAATATTTAAACCACTTCACCTGGCGGGGGTCCCACACCCCCGCCTTAAAGGCGCCATCGCCATGGGCAGCCACCGAATAAACCAAACAAATCCTCGGCCAATACATGACACAGTAGACAAAAACTCGGAAAAATTCCAGCACTTCGTCCCAAACTCTCCTCAAAAGCCCCGCAATAGGAAAACGGGCATGTGCGCCGATGCAGATAGGCGCACGTGAAGTCATCTGCAACCAACGTGCCCTTGTCGCTGGGGCCCCGCGGTTAAGCACTATACTTGCGACAAACTTCAGGCCACCCGCTGAAAACTGAAGTTTAACGCTCAGCGCACGGCGTCTCCGCCGTGTAGGCCCGACCGGTCTCCGGAGTAGGGCCACGGATGAC